TGTCTTGGACTTCTTCTCTAATTAGTTTCATAGTTAGACCTTATCTGGAGAACCACTAGCAGTGGTAGAAGCACCAACACGAGTAACATCTTCGTAAGCACCGTAAGTAGCTTCTTCAACTTTAGTAGCGTAACCACCAACTTTGCGTAATGTAAGATAGATGTGGGCTTCAGCCCCAGCCACTGTTACTACGATATCAGAGGTGTTAGCAGTAGAATCTCTAAATCCATTACCTTCGAAATTAAACAAACCATTGTGTTCTGGAGCAAATGCTAAAACAGGAATTGAATTTCTTACTACGTTAATAGCAGAATTTAAGTTACCAGTTACTTGAGCAGTAATGATGTCAACAGTCTGAGTGCCACCAGAAAGTGCTTGTGTAGATGCTAAACAATCAGTTGCTAAAGTAATGGTAGCAGATCCTGCAGTACCACCAATTTTGACAACAGTCTCTAAATTAGTATTCTTTATAATAGTCTTGGTGACAGCCATTTTTATTCCTCTATTTGTTCAAGCACATGACAGAAGTTCTCTTTTGACTCTCTCATGTACTCGATAATCTCTGGTTGATTACCTAATAACTTATTTAGGTGATCTTGCGTTTGCTGATTAATTGCAACAATAGTATCATCAGCAAGCACGTAGTGTAATTTACCCTCAACGATTCTATCAAGTTTATTCAAAGAACGAATATTTTGAACAACTGGGTCTACGTTAAAAATGTTGGAAGAAGCGAGTTTAATATAAGTTTCGATTAACGTATCTGTAACTTTTACATCATGGTATTCTTTAATAATACTAGCGACTTTTTCGTCTGATAATTCGTCGTATGAATCTTTTGATACTTGTTCTTCTAATTTCTGCGAGATATATTCTTGTTTGATAAATTCTTTTGCTTCTTCCAAACTCTTATACTTTGACTCTACGCCATTAATCAAAATCTTATTCTCTGATGTTCTTTCAATCAGATGTGAGTAAGATCTGATGCTTTCAACAACATCAGATCTTTTTAGAGATTTTGTTAAGTCGTAGTAACGCATTATTCTGCTTCTGTTTCTGCGGTTGGCTCTTCGGTAGATACTTCTACCTCTTGAGTTTTAAACATACTCTGTGCAACGTCTTGACGCATACTGTCTAATCTAGCAGAAATCTTTTCTGCCATTGCTGCTTGAAATGCAGCCTCTGTTCCAATTGCATCTTTGGCTTGAATCGCATCTACTAAATTTTTCACTGTTTCACTCATTTATTCACTCCTTGATTATCTTGTTTACCTTGATCAGCTGGTGCTTCATCTGCTTGAGGTGCGTTTGCTTGTAAGAAGTTCTGCTGTGCTGCTTGTGCCGCAGCTGCAACAGTTCCATCCATCTCAGCATGCTGCATCTGAATCTCACCATCTGATTCCATCTGCTTGCTCATCTCTGCCATTTCTTGTTCATTCATCTGAAGAATATTCTTACGGATCCAGTCCATAGAATAAAACTTACCGATGTATGGTTCTACTAATTGTAGAGTGGCAAGTCTAGCATTAAGAATTTCATTATCTTTTAATTCAGAATAATGATTGTCTTCGATGTAGTCATATCGAATTTCATGTTTTAAATCTTCCCATTCATCGGGACGAATAATATTTTTAGCGACTAACTGAACATACAATGCATCAGTAAATATATTAGAAAACTTCTTACGAAGACGTCCAACAAATTTATGAAACTTGATCTCATCACGAGAGATCTCAGTTGCTCGCCCAATACTAAATCCTGCTTGTTCTTGTAAACGACCAATTGGAACATTTAAAGCATGGAATAATTTATTTTGGAAATACTCAATGTCTTGGATCTCACCAAGATTCTGACCACCTGGAAGTGTAGTAATTTCAGTACCCTTACCACCCTCACGACGAGGCATCCAGAAATCTTCCATCATTGAAAGATGTTTTCGATCATCACGAGTTTCGCCAGTTGTGGCATCATACACAATCTTGTTACGGAATTTATTCATGATGTCCTGAACATATTGTTCAGCTTTTACTTTAGGCAAGTTACCTACATCAATGTAAAAAATTCTGCGTTCAGGTGCACGACTAATACGATAGATGACCAGAGAATCCTCAATCATCTTTAACTGATTTACTGGTTTAATAGCCTTATGCAAATAAGACATCATCATCCCAGTATTTGAATCTAAGTAACCTGATGGTACATAGACTACTGAATCTAAGGATAACTTAATACCCTGTGTAGTACTTTCAGTAATACCTTTATCATTGTAAAGATAGTACTCTTCAATATTTTTAATAACTTCAACACCTTGTGGTGTTTTTTCTTTAACTACGTTTTTGATACGACGAATTTTGCGAGGATCAATGTAACGTAATTCAACAATACCTTGTTTTAAATTCTTCTCATCTATTAGGATATGATAGTATAAACGACCATCAATATACCAAGTTCTAAAAGTGTCATGACCACAATCTTCAAATTTTAGAATACGTAAAATATTCCTAAACTCTTCACGAATCTTTTCTTTAATTTTATCTGAAACAGTGAGATCATCTAAGTTGATCTCTACTGATGGTTTATGTTCATCAGTAACAATTGCTTCATTAATAATATCTTCAATCGCCATATCACAGTCACTGTATTGAGCAACTTCACGATAACGACGAATGAGGTCGTTTTCATTCTTAACGACCCCATCCAGATCCATGACCATACCGTAATAACCACCAGCATTTACGCCAGTATTTATTACGGTTGCGCCATCTTGAGGACTCGGAGGTACTACACTTCCAAGTTCTTTCTCTTTTTTACGACTTATCTCGAAGCCAAAAAATTGCATTATATAAACCTTCGGTTAAATTATAGAGGAATAGATCCAACTGGTGTATCGATAGAAACATTAACTCCAAAGCCACCAGATGCACCTGTAGCAGATGTAAAGAAGTTGTATTGGAACTCTACATCAAACTGTTCAATAGCATTTTGCTGTTCGTAATCTAAACCAATAGCAGAAATGTTAGTAGGATAAGCATCAACGAACTTATAAGTCTTGATGATAGAACCAGAACGATCTAATTGATGCACTTGCATATCAACTTGATAGTCTGTTGGGTTTGTGCGACCAAGAGTAGTGTCATAATTCTGGATACCAGATTGCCACTGTTCTAGCGCATTACGGATACCGAAAGTAGTATCGTTGTAAATTGTTACAGTCCATGGTTGGAATGTACGTTCACCAGCAAAGTTAACTGGGCGACCTTTGAAGAGAACAGAGATGTTCTCTAAAGTAGAAGCAGGTAACTGAGCAGCCTTACACAAAAACTGTGCACGCTGACCAGCTACTGGACCAAGTGTAACAAATGATGGAAAAGATAATTCAACTCTAAACTGATTGGGACGAGCACCGCCCCCGATCATCTGTGATTTGAAATCAGCAATATTTGCCATTTAATTCTCCTTTGTTCTTTTCTTTATTTATTCTGAATTACGCACCGACTTCGCTGAAGTTAATTCCAGAGCGAGCAGCAACAAAGTTCAAAGTAATGTAGTTGATAGAACGATTTGGCTTAACGAAAATATCAGCAACAAATTCATTTGCGTCAATAACCTGTCCTGTGTTGTTCGAATCATCACACTTAACTCTAAAGTCTGTAATACCACGACGACCTTGAACATCACGCAGGAATGGCTCGATTAAGTTCTTAAACTGTGCACGAGTGAAAGGATCATTGAATTCGAATAACTGGAATTTAGCAGCTGTAGCAATCGCTTTTTCCATAACGATAAACAAACGACGCACGTTAATACGATCGAACGCACTTGGTTTAGCCAAGAGAGTCTTGTCACCGAATAGAACTGTACCTTCTCCTGGGAAAGTAACAACTGGGTTAACACCAGCTTTGTATAGAAGATCACGATCTGCTTTAGTAGGATTGTGTGCTAATTTAACAACACTCTTAATCTGACCACGATTTAGACCACCTGGAGAGAACCATGGATCTTGTTGGTAATCAGTACGAGCACATAGACCAGCAATGTCACCATTCAATGGGATCCAACGATATACGTCATTGTAGCGATCATACTGATATTTGCAACCAGAGTCAAGAACAGCATAAGAAGTGCTTGGGAGTGCATTACGATAAGCAATGATAGCAGTTGTTGATGCAGAACCAGAACCAATAATTGGATCACCAGTAGAAGTGTTCTGTGGAGATGCAAACACTACGCAATCAAGACGAGTTTCTGCAACCGATCCGATAACAGCAGTAGTTGTAGCTGCATCTGCTTTACCCATCATAACTAATGAGATATCATAAGCAGCATCATCAGCGAACAATGCATAAGCAGTTTGTAGTTGACCAGCAGTAGCAGTCAATCCATCAACACCACCAGATAATTGACGAGTGATAGCTGTACCAACAGTATCAAAAGCAGCAGCAGAAACTGCAGTAGTTCCCCAATCTGAACCACTTGCTGTATGATCCATCCAGTAGATATATTCTGAATTTGTATTGATTACATTCTTGTAGTAGTTGTTAGTACCATCAGATTTTTTTGCATCAGATGCTTTAGAAGCAAACGCAAATTTTTCTAGTACATAACCTGGAACTCCAGTGAAGAGACCAAGTTGATCGATAACAACAATATGAACTTCATCTAAAGAAGAACTATTGTTTGCTGCATATGTTGAAGTAGAAGGAGCAGCATCAAAGTTTGCTGCATAAGTCCATCCAGCAAAAGATGCAGAGTCAGCCAGAGAAACTAATAGTGAGTTTCCTAAAGTTCCAGGGTAACGTGCAGCAAATTCACCAACAACAGCTTGACCATTACCATAAGCAGCCAAGTAATCGTTAGTGTTATTAATCTTTAGACCACCAACAGTAATGCTACTAGTAGCTGTAGCTGCAGCAGAAACAAAAAGTAAAGTAGCAGAGCCATTAGCCACACTACCAGTTGTATGTGATGGACCAGTAGTACCTGTTGTTCCTGCAACAGTCACTGTATATAATCTATTACCGAAAGAAACATAAACATTTTGAGCCAATGCTGTAGTAGCTGACCATGTAGTTCCCTGATCAGATCCAGCATATGCAATTGTTACATTTGGAGCAGAAGTATAACCAGATCCAGGAGAAGTTACTGTGATACCAGTGATAGTAGCAGTCCCTAAAGAAACTGTACCGATCGTTGCATTAGTACCAGTACCAGTAATGTTAATAGTTGGAGCAGCTGTGTAACCAGATCCACCATTAGTAACAGTAACACCAGTAATTGAGCCACCAGAAAGTACTGCTGTACCAGTAGCAGTAACACCACCAGCCACTTGAGGTGCGCTAAATGTTAGCGTTGCTGCACTATAACCTGTA